TGCCGTTACCTCGTTTAATAAACGGGCTTCCTGCATTTATCGGAACAATGGATCGAAAGATGATCAGAAATGGGCACGGCCCATCCGTACGGATGTGGCTTAGTGTGCTTAATGTTTATCGTGTGCTTGAAGCACCGTATAAACCGAAACTGAATACTATCACAGACCCTTTTAGAGGGAGTGAAGTATATATCGATGTAATAACTCATACATTCTGGACATCTTTAAGATGCTGGAAAGACACCTTTCCTTCAATGAGGGGTTTATCCCCGTCTTCTCTTACCTCACATCATGTGAGATTATCTACTCGAGCTTCACCTAATGGGTTAGCTTGGACATCATTTATAATTGACGCTCTTGCGGTTTCTCGGTACTCAGACGTAGAGTCATTCCTTAAAGAATGGCTTACCCTTACGGGTTCCAACAGTGTGTTGGCGCTTTATGAAAAAGCGGTACGTGCAGGCCGATACTGGCATAGATCCGACAATTATGATGATGTACTAAGATTTCCTAATATAGTCGAAGACTACGAAGTAGTGAAAGGGAAATTGAAGGCCATATGGGGAAAAGGATCATTTACTGATCTTTACCCAGGTAAACTTGTTGGTTTACCGAACCCGCTGGGAAACTCAGAGTAATTGCTCTTGTGGACTCGTGGACTCAGTCTGCGTTTTCACCTTTGCATAAGTCATTATTTCGTATTCTAAAAGAATTACCAAATGATGGGACTTTTGATCAGGATGCTTCGGCAAAACGGTCTGCTGTTAAGGCGGCCGAATCTGGTCAAGTGTACTCTGTTGATCTCAGTGCTGCTACGGATCGTTTACCGATTCGTTTACAGGAAAATATACTTGATCTATTTTATGGATCGAATATAGGTGGGTTATGGAGGTCTATTCTTTCACGCCCTTTTGTCGTGAGACAAAAGTTAGTGCCAGATATGTCTGATGGGGAATTAATTCGGTACGGAACTGGGCAACCTATGGGTTGTCTGTCGTCGTGGGCTATGCTCGCGATGACACATCACGTGATTATGCAACATTGTTGTCAAAACATCCTAGGTGTTGGATGTTGGCACACATGCTACGAAATCCTTGGTGACGATCTTGTTATTTTTAACAAAGAAGTTTACCTCGAATATTTAAGAGTAATGACACTTTTAGATGTTGGAACAAACCCGTCTAAATCACTAGTTTCTGACGAATCACAAGTTTTTGAATTTGCGAAACGTACGGTAATTCGTGGAGTAGACGTTAGCG